TGTCTTTCTTTGAATACTCGGACGAGCTCAGAGATCAGAGTTTCATCGATCTCCTTACCTATGGCATCACCACTCATTCGAGATGATACTTGACCAAGTGACAGAGTCTTGAAGGGTTTGCCAACTGTCAATCCTTCAGGTACTTCATAAGAGCTTGATTCGGAAAGTTGGATTGCTTCCCCATAAGCTCTCAATGTTGTCTTGTTGTCTGCTGCATTCATTTGTTTAACAACCTTTCTTGCAAAGGCAAAGCCAGCATCACCGCCCCAACCATCCCAAGCTTGCCGGCCTTTCCCATACTCGTCCCAAGTAGACCCCTGCTTGTCAACTTCATGTCTTGTGAAGTATGCCAACATTCGACGGACTGTATCGGGTGATAACTCACGACCGTTTGCAAGATCACGAGCACGAGCCAAACCAACGGGAGTCATCCCCCTTTGACTTGGTGGTTTCTCTGCTCTCTTCTTGAGTGCTCTTTGTGCTGCAACCTGTGAAGCCTTGGGAGGCTTGAATGATATATGAGAGTATTTTTGAGGAATAGATAAAGCCATGGCTTCAGCTTTTGCATCACTCTTTTGAGGATGACCTTTTGGAAGCAAATCAAGATCTCCTGTATATGCTTTTTTCCGTTCACCAGTTGCAACCAACTTCAAGAATGCTTTGACTCTGCCAAGTGCCCATTGTTCTCGACTGCTAACATTAGGACGATGAGAAGAAGAGAAAGCTCCTGCTCCTCTTCTGTACACTGCTTTGAGCATCCCAAGGTCAACACGTTTGGCTTGAGATTTATATTTATCATTGTGCTTATCACGCAAGTTGACAAGTGCCTTCTCTGTGGATGCACTTATCTTGATTGAACCTCGAGATCCACTTGCTGACCCCTTGGGGTTCTTCTTGGATCCTTTGATTCTATCCTTTGGAGGGGCAGGCGTTTGTGCCTTAGTTCTCTTCTTTGCCATGTCGCCTCCTTGCTCTGATCAGTTGTTCAGCAAGTAAAGCACTTCCACCGGTTGCACTTGATGAGGCTGATCTTTCAAGTGCTGATCTTTGTGCATCCTCGGGAAGGTCACCAGCTCCCAATCTTTCACGGATTGCACGCTCGAGTTCATCATCAGGAGTCAATAGTCCAAATTGGACAAGTGGCCCAAGCATGCCAAGACTGTTTGCAAGATCATCAGTGTCAAGACCTGCATGAGTTAATCGTGGTAACTTGGAAGGATCGACAGCGCCATAATTGAAACGAATCAACCGGCCGATGGTTCCCCCTCCCCTTCTTCCTGGTCCGCTAATTTGACCTGCTATGACATCACAAAGATTGATTGCTGATCTTCTGAAGACAGAAAGGTGAACCTCACCAACTGATCTTGATCCCGTGTCACTGATTCCAAGATTAGCAAACTGAGCAAGGAAGGCTTGACTGATTTGATTGTCACACTCTTTGATGATGTCGAGTGGACCTTGTGAATACAGATAGGGGGTTGTTGAATATGAGTCAAATTTAACGGCTGCATTCTCAACGAGATATGATTGTTCAGTCGAAAGGAACGCTTGAGCCTGTGCTTCAGCATCGTCAATCATTGCATCAATATCTCCATCAGTTAAACCTTGAAGTTCTGCCACTGATCGATCGACTGTCACTTTGGGAGTGGGGATTGCCCAACGATCCAAACCAACACACATCATATTTGATACTCTTTGCTTTGTCTTCCACCACCACCAAACAGGCCGAAGCATTCCGACTCCTTCAAAGTTTGAGCCGGTACGATTCAAAGTCAGAAGGAGGATTTTATTGGATGGGATTGGCTGTGGATTCTTGCCAACACCAACGACGGTCTGAAGTACTCCATCGAGATGTTGACCATCTCGGCTCAACCATTCATTATGAGCTGATGGCTCTCGGTCTGCATAATAATCGAGGAAGACTTTAGTTCTTCCATTCTCATCGATCCCAACTTTGTAAATCTCTTCAGCATATCGATAACCAATGGTGACATACTCAAAAAGATATCCAAGTTGTTCTTCCCATGAAACAGACATTTGACCTGAGTGGCCATCAAATCCAAATGCTTCATTTGCATATCGTGCAAGCTCTTCAGAGACAGGATCATTCTCAATGCCTGGTTCAAATCTCCATGTTGCAGATAGCAAGGTTTGTCTTAACATATGCCAAGAACGTCGAACAACGGGATCAGTCCTCAGCATCTCCTCAGCTGCTCGAACCCATGAGAGTCCAGTGAGTGAAGTGTTTTGCTCATATCCCGATATGGTACCACCGGATAATTGAGTTCCTGTAATACCCAAAGTTTTGAAGCGTGGATATCTCGCCCTTAAATGTTTTGGTGCATTGTCATCTTGATGCATAATACCCTCGTGATTCAAATCACTTTGGGTATATTATCATTTTGATCATATCATTTGTCAAATGTTATCTTTTTGATCATCCTCCTCTATCAATGTTTTAATAATGTCAAGATAGAGTTTCACTGATTCTTTGAACTCTTGGTCTTCAAAGGTTTCACTTGGTTCAATGATCATCCTTTTATTCAAGTCAAGGATCACTTTTTTCTTTGCTTCATTCATTAGAAACTTACCTTCTTTGATGAACCAACTCTTACCTTTCGGTTTGGTTTGCTCTTGGGTTGATAGTTGCGAGCAGACTCAGTCCAATGATGAAAGATACAATCATATCTCAAAGCATCAAGTGGATCCTCTCTGCCGTCTTTCTTTGGTTGTTCTTTCTTATCCCATGCATATGAGAGCAAGGCCTTTCTGATTGAGTTACCGCTCGCTTTCTCCCCCTTCTCCCATACCTCTCGAGTGATCAGATACTTCCCTGAGTTGAAAGCTCTCTTCAATCTTTGGACACCATTCAAAATATCTGTTCTGACTGGATCAGTCGTCGACCTCATTGGCAGCCCAATACCCCCATCATTGGGAGACTTGCGAATCATGCGAAAGGCAGAGAGTCCAGTGTGATCACTTCTTGCTTTGCCTGCTTTATCAGCGACACCGGTATCAAGCCAAATCCTTTTGGATGGTGCTGATGGCATCAATGATCGAGGATATGCAACTGCAAGGATCATCAAGCTGAGCTGCTCAATGGTGACTTCCTTGGGGTGAACAATGATGGAGGATTCTCTTTGCTCATCGTACACAATGATCAAGACTGATGGTTTTCTGAATCCCCAGTCAATCGCAATTCGTCCGGTCATGGATGGATGATATACAAAGTCATCGATGACATGCTTCTCATGATTGAATTCTGAATACACAAGACCGCTCGGTGGTTTTGGTTTATTCATCACCATAGCTTCACGCTCATCAGGTGGAAGAAGCTTTGTTGCCTCAAACCATTCTTGACTCAAGTTCTCCTCGTTAACATATGAGGAGAAGAACAAGGGTTGACATTCAGCCTGCTCAGCTAACTTCACCCACCATGCATCAATGACAGGAAGACCAACGAGGATCATGATTGGAGATGGTCCACTCCTCAATCGTCCAAGTGCTTTGTGTGCTACCTCAGAAGTCAGAGTCTGACATTCATCAATCATGCATACTCCACTGGTGACATTCAAACCCTCGAGAGGATTGTGAGTTGCTTCTCTTGTGCCAGGTCGATAATAGGAGCGACACCAAACGGTTGATCCGTTCTCTGTGTCAGTCCACAATTTATTTGTGTGATTGTAAGTCCATCCAAGTGGAACCAACCACTTCTCGATCTCTGGCATCAATACCGAGTTATACCTTGGAGTGGTATCTGTGACCATGAGTGATGAAGTGCCAGGTCGCAACTTTGAAACCAGCAACATTGAAAAGACTAAGGCTGAAGTCTTACCACTTCCCCAACCACATCGAGCAGCCACAACACGGTCTTGTTTTCCAATCGCTTTAAGGATTTGAGTCTGCAATGGGTTGGGGTTGATGTTAATCATTTCTTTAGTTTTAATCCTTTTGAAGTCAATGCTTGTTGTACTTTGGTATAAAGATTATATCCAAGTATTTGTCCCATAAGCTCGTCATTCGTGATTTGATTCTCAACTTTTAACTGTGGATAGTGTTTTGCAAATGCCATCTTATGAGCATGAGCAACTTTAATATCAAGAGTAACAACTTGTTGAATCTCATTCATGATAGTCTCCTTGCGCTTATCTCCTCCCTTGTACAAGCTGACAAAGTATTGTTGCATTTGCTTGAAGATGTCATGATTAGGATTGCAAAAGATTGTTGTTCCAAGTCTTGTGACAAGTGATGTCATTGGATATGAAAAACCATTATAACCGATATAGCGACAATCTTCTTCATTGGCGGAAGGTACCCAAGCGACAAAAGCGAGGAGTTCTTTTTTCTTTTTGTTTTGAAGACTCTCTTTATTTAACTTATCAAGCTTCTCCTTCATCTTCTTACTTAACTCTGGTTTCTTCTCTTTGTCTTTGGATTTGTCTTTGGTCTTATCTCCGTTGAGACTCAAATCAAGCTGATCCTCTCCTTCTTTGTCTGCTGCCATCTGCTCTTCAAGCTCTCGAGTTACTCTCAACTTAAACAAGAACTTATACTTTTTGAAGATCGCTTCATCAGAATGTTTAAAGTTCATCTTCTTTCTTAAAGCATTGTCGATTGCATCAGATACTTCTTGAGGCATATTATCAACATAATATTCTCTGATCTCCTTCAAGTCCAAGACCTTTGTTTCTTGGTCTTTGCTTCCATCCTCAATCATGAGAGTGTCACGTCCTTCATTGGGGAACACTCCATAGTTCGTTTTAGGATCATACTCAGGAGGAATAACAATAATCTTCACTTGATTCATGACTTCATCAGCAATGATTCCCCATTGTCTTGACGCTCGTTTGCCTGTTTCAAGATTGTATAATTCATTCTTATATTTTACTGCAATGAATCCATTGTTGTATGATGAAGGGTCAAAAACTGCAACAAGCTTTTTATAAGTAAGTTTATTGTTTACACTGCTTTGGAAGATTCGATTTTTATTAAATAGTGTAATGACTTTAAATCCATTTATTATACTTTCATCAATTTTTTTAAATCCTAATGCATAAGTATGATACTCGAAGCCATATAGTGCACTATTACCTTTAAATCCTTCTAAAGCCGATCCTAATCTCACACCATTCAACATATAAAATCTTTTATTAAGATAATATTTGTAAAAAGCTTCCGCAAATGATTTCCCACTTGCATCACGGCACCAAGTATTATCTGTAGAATGCATTCCACAAAAATAAACAATGGTACCATGCTCATTGATTGTTTTCTGCTTGTTTTTATGATTATCAGCATTCCACCACTTGACCCCCTCAAATCCTCCTTCATCTTCATAGGTTGCTTCAAGTTCGCTCAAAGACACAACTTGCTTATATGTCAGTTCATACTCTCCATCATCTTGTTTTTCATATACTGGAATATGTCTGACACCAAATTGTTTTGCCTTCTTGTTATAGCACAACCAAATCATGTTGCCTTCATCTGACTCTCTTGTCCATGAGATGAACACAAGACCATAGTGATTAAAGTTGGCTGCAGTTGCTTTGATACCTATTCCAAAGTTGTCATGATGACCACCGCTGATCTTGGATGATGAGTTATATTTATTAATATATTTCAACAACTGATCAGCGTTCATTCCTTCACCATTGTCAAGAACAGACAATCTTTTGATTCCACCTGGTAACTCAGCATGATCATGAAGTGCCATTGGACAAGGTTCAATCTTGATCTTTGTTGCACCTGCTTCAATTGAGTTTTGAATTGCTTCTCTCAAGAATTGCATGGGTGCGACTTGTCGCCCAAATCGAATCATTGTTGATGATGGTGAATCATCTTTGATAGGTGTGAATTGACTTCTCTTCATATTCATATTATCTTCCTTGTTGACATATTAGACTTGAGCACTGGTGATTCTTTACGACTCGGAATCATCAGTGCTTTCGCTTTCTTGTTTTAAAATATTATCTAGCATCCCATGAACTGCATCAGTTCCTGTTTGCTTTGTTACGTTGACCTCAAGTTCTCTCTTGACTCCCCACCTTTGAGGAAAACGTCTTTCGAGAAACCATGCCTTTGCTCTCCAATCATCAGATCTTTTTATGTCTGTGGCACACTCCGCTTCAATGTCAGCTTCAGCCGCATTCACAAGCTCTTTAAATTCAGGAATCTGTTCCATCCACCTATAGTAAGTCCTTCGTGATATGTTTGCAGCTTGACAGGCTCCTTCAATTGTAATTGCTTCTCTCAAATAATTACAAAACACTCTAGCTTTATCTTTTGAATATTTATATCGCGTCTCGTGCGCGCGTAATGACTGTGTGACATTTGTGACATTTTCATGACTCATAGCCTCACGCCTTCCGAATTCAGTTAAGTCTTTATTACTCATTTTGCATTGTTCCTCCAAGGTTGATTGACAAAGGAATTGACTTCGCTTGGGTTTGTTTCCCACTTGTAATCACTTTGAGCAGGGTTTTCAGTTTTGTCCCAAGTCCAAGGATCTAAGACTTCAACTCTGTTTGATTCTGCTTTTACCTCTTGAAGAGATGGTGAAGGCTTATATTCAGTTGAATGCTTTGGTTGTTGATTTCGCTCAGGACGAGTATGAAATTCTACACCACGCATTAACACAGACCAGTCAACACGATTCTCACCATTATGTTGATAAGACCTTGCTTCCATCTCCCCATGAACTGAGAGCTTGCAACCTTTGACAAGTGATCGAGCACATCTTTCAGCAAGTTCACCAAAGGCCACCACTTTGAACCATGTAGTATTATCTTGATTGTTGTATCTCTTTGTTACTGCAACACTGAGTCGAACCATTGTCTTGCCTGCTTGAGTTGTCTTTACTTCTGGATCCCTTCCAAGATTCCCACAAATATGGATATGATTGTATCCCATTATTGATCCTCAATTCTATTTTTTAAAAAATCTCGTTGATAAGAAAGTTCTTTTTGTTGCTCTTTGAGTAGGTAAATCCTGTTTTCAATGAGCTTGATTTTTTGATTGACAGGAATCTCATTGCCCTGATGAAGCTTGATACCCATTTCAAGTAGATTTCTTGCAGACTCACTTATTGAGATATACTCTTCTCTTGCAAGTTGTCTAATATACTCAGCATGATTATTGTCAATGCTGATTGATAATTGTGTTTTCATGTTTTCCTCCTTTATGCTATTGTGTCAAAATCAATTAATTAAGTCAATAACTAAGTGAGTTATTATGAAAACAAAAAAAGAAAGTCTTGGATTTGTCACATTGGTTGACAGTATGGGAGACAGTGTTTCAATTGTGAATGCTGCTCGTGTGAGCTTTGGTAAACGCCGTGAAGGTCAACTGACAGAAGATGACAGGAGATTGATTCGATATCTTTGGAATCATCAGCACACATCACCATTCAGACATGTCACATTCACCTTTCACATTAAAGCTCCAATCTTTGTTTTGCGTCAATGGCAAAAGCACCAAGTTGGATCGACCTTCAATGAGATCTCTGGTCGGTATGTGAAATTCGATTATGAGATTTATGAGCCTGATGAGTGGAGAGCATCAATCAAGAATGTTAAGCAAGGATCGGGAGGACCATTGAAGGATCAGAAAGACCCCATGGACTTGTACAGGTGGAGCATCCAACATCAGTATTCAGTTTACAATCAGTTGATTGATATGGGGGTTTGTCGGGAGCAGGCTAGATTTGTCCTTCCATTGTCGACCTTTTCAGAATGTTATTGGACTTGCAGTCTTCAAGCACTCATCCACTTTTTAAAGTTAAGACTTGCCAAGAATGCACAGGCTGAAATCACTTTTTATGCTGAAGCAATTAAGGCGATTCTTGAAAGAGATGAGGATATGAAATTTATATTGGATGTGTGTATCAAATCATGAAGTGGGAAAGTCACTGGCTGAAGCATGCTCAATTAATTGCATCGATGTCACCTTGTCCACGTGCTCAAGTTGGAGCATTCATCATTGACAGAAACAACAATCCGATAAGTGCCGGCTTCAATGGTCCTCCTCGAAAGTCATCATCAAGTCTTTGTGGTGATGATCATGAATGTGCTCGAGATATTATGAAGATTGAATCAGGTACAAGGACGGAAGTTGGATGTCATCATGCTGAAGCCAATGCAATTGCAAATGCTGCTCGGAAAGGTGTTGGGCTTGAAGGGACAACTATTGTCATCAGTATTCCTCCTTGTGTTGCATGTGCTAAATTGATTCATCATGCTGGCATTAAATCAGTTGCTATTTCATCGAGTGGATATTGTTTGGATGGTGTGAAGTATCTCGAGTCAAATAATATTAAGGTTTCTTCATTGTCCCCAAACTGATGATCTGTTTAGTGGGTTTCTTCGATCTCGACCAGTCATTTCAATTGGTTGTTGGAACATCTCTTGCATTCTTGATAGAGCTGCATAATTACCATCAAATAATTTATCCCTTAACATGACCGGTGAGATGTTAGTGGTGAAGATGACAGACATCTTTCCAGACTTCCATCTTTCATATATTGATCCAATCAACTCGATGGTCT